TGCAGCTATCAACGGGTGAGGTGGTTGATTACGCAGACATTGAGCCAATCATTGACGAGCTAAACTTCAAGGGCGTGACGATTACAAACGAGCGAATCGTCGAGGGTCGCAAGCTTGAGCGGTTCAAGATCACCGGCTTGGAGGTGCTTGAAGAGTATGAGTGCGTTGGGCGCTATATTCCGCTCGTGCCTCTGCTTGGCAAGACCACCAACATCAACGGCAAGTTCTTGACTCGCGGGTTGGTTCGTAAGGCCAAAGACGCGCAGCGGATGTACAACTACTCTCGATCAACTGCTATCGAGGTGACGGCGCTGCAACCCAAGCAACCGCTTATGGCTACACCGGCAATGATCAAGGGTCATGAAGACCGATACCGCAACCTGATGACCTCTAACGACCCTGTGTTGTTGTTCAACTTTGACCAGGGACAGAAGCCATTTAGAGAGCCGCCAGCACAACCATCAGGCGCTTTGCTGACTGACGTACAGATCAGCTCGGACGACATCAAGAGCACCACAGGGATCTTTGACGCAAGCCTGGGCGCAAGAGGTAACGAAACCTCTGGACGAGCAATCAGAGAGCGACAATTGCAAGGCAATATCGCCACCTATGAGTTTGTCGATGAACTGGTTGAGTCCATCAAGTACACCGGCGAGATCTTTATCGACATGATCCCCAAGATCTACGACACAGAGCGTCAGATCAGGATTCTGGGTGAGGACGATGCTGAAGAGATCAAGGTTATTAACAAACCCCAGCTCGACTTACAGACCGGCGAGACGGTCATGATCAACGACCTCAACCGAGGCCACTACGACATCAAGGTAACAACTGGACCAAGCTTCTCAACCCGCAGATCTGAGACAGCAGAGCAGCTCGGCACCTTGTTTGGTCAGAACCCACAAATGGCGCAGCTCGGTGCAGACATCTACTTCAAGTCGCTTGACCTTGTTGGCGCTGATGAACTGGTTGAGCGTGTACGCAAGGCAGGTATCAAGCAGGGCGTGATAGAGCCTAACGAAGAAGAGCAGCAGAAGATCTCTCAAGCGCAGCAGCAAGAGCAGCAGATGAAGGCCCAGGCTATGCAGATGGAACTGGCCATGAAGCAGGCAGAGGTAGCCAACGAGCAAGCAATGGCCAAGGAACGTGAGTCTAAGACCATGCTGAACACGGTGAAGGCGCAGGTTGAGCAGTTAGAACTTGCCCAGGCACAGCAGGACTTAGAGGCGCAACGGATTGCAGCGATGCGGTTACGTCAGACAGTAGGGATGCCAATTCAATGAGGCCAGCAGCAGGGAAAGCCAGAGTCAAACGGACCAGCGGTGGTCGAAAGGTTAGCTATGGCCAAAAGGGCGCAAAGGTAAAGCCAGGCACCAAGAAGGGCGACTCCTACTGCGCCAGAAGTGCAGGCCAGATGCGTTCGCACCCAAGAGCAGCACGTAACCCAAACAGCCCTCTCAGGCTATCGAGAAAGCGCTGGAAGTGCTCAGGTTCTAAATCAAGGAGAAGCTAAGTGAGCTTGTACAAAAACATTCACGCCAAGCGAAAGAGAATCAAGGCAGGCAGCGGTGAGTCAATGAGAAAGCCAGGCACAAGAGGCGCACCAACTGCCAAATCGTTTAAGAAAGCAGCCAAGACTGCAAGGAAAAGGAAGTAATCATGCCAAGGGTAGGAAACAAGCACTTTAGCTACAAGCCAGCCGGTATCGCCGCAGCCAAGAAGGCAGCGAAGAAGAAGAACGTCAAAGTTAAGTACGGGAAAAAGAAATGAACAACGCAATCGCGCAAATGCTTGCTGGTAGAGCACCGGCTCAACGACCAAGCCCCAACCCAGTTGGCAACGCTGTTCCTCAACAAATGAAGCCCCCAATGCCACGCAGGCAGGCACCTCAGATGCCACGCCCTCAAATGCCTGGACAGATGGGAGCAATGCCTGGCGGGATGAAGATGCCGATGGGCAATCAAATGGCTATGCAGCAACCACCCGCGCAACCAGGTCAGCAGCAAGCTGTCAGAGGCCGTGATGGTGCCATGTATCGCATTGTTGTTGACCCAACTACTGGCTTGCAGACCTTCGCCCCGTACCAAGGCGGTATGGCCTAATACATGCCTGCATCACCTCGCCTTCAGGCTTTGTTGAGAGCTAAAGAAGAAAACGAGATTGGTAACTTCCTGTCTGCCGTTTTAGAAGCTCAAGACGAGATCGGCGGCATCGAGGCAGAGCGTTACATGGAGATCATGGATCGCAGCCCATACGGTACAGGCGTATCGATGTCTGTTGGCTACGACGATGAATCAGCTATGTCGCCACTGGATCTCGCGGCAATAGTCTCAAGCGCTATCCCTATCGTTGGTGATGTGACAGGACTAGCAGCAGACGCTGATATGTACGCCCGTGACCCTGAATCAAGGAACATGGTCAATTACATACTAAGCGGTGCTGGTGTTATCCCTCTGATACCAGCGGCATCGCAGGTTAGAAAGACTATCAAGGCCTACCACGGCTCCCCGCATGACTTTGATGAGTTCAGCACCGAAGCAATAGGCACAGGTGAAGGGGCGCAGGCTTATGGGCATGGTCTGTACTTTGCCGAAAGCGAAAAAGTTGCGAAAGAGTACAGGGATCAACTGACTAAACGCGACATGGATTATGAAGAATGGTTGATGAACAAGTACATAGAAGCAGAGAAAAACCAAGATTATTCTCGAATGGAAATGTACGAACGCGCAATGATGCACGACACCCCAGCAGACTTTAGGGATACAGCTTCTGACCTGGACTACGACGAAGATTATCGAGGCTTGGCTGAAGAAATCGCAGAAGAAATAGAAGAGTACGGGCCAAACTTAGGGCGTATGTATGAGGTTGAATTAAGCGTTTCTGATAAGGAGCTTTTAGATTGGGACAATCCTGTAGCTAGTCAGTCAGAAGAAGTTAGAAGTGCAATAAAAAAAGCGAAAGATAGATTCAAGACTAAATTAACGGATGCAGACAAAAAAGTTTTTGATGAATTAATGGCCGATTACTCTTCAGAGGATTTAGAAAAAATTGCTCGTGAGGGGGAAGAAATTGCAAAAACCACCACGGGTCGTGAAGAAATGAACGACTTAACAAGCGCAATAAAATCTAATTTTAATCAAAGACTCAGTGAAATAAACACAACGATGAGCCAAATCTCAAAAGAAATTGATGATATCTCTATTGGTTATCGCAACTTTTCATCAGCAAATGAGCAAAGAGGTTCTGAACTGTTACAAAAGTATGACGACTTGATGGCTGAAAAGATGTCGATGAATAAAAATTTCCCATCAATAGCCGCAAAAGTATTAAACGAAGAAGGTATCAAAGGCGTGAAATATGCTGATGCTTTCACAAGACATAAGCCAACGGGAAAAACTTTTAACTACGTTATTTTTGATGACCGCGTTATCGATATAGCAAAGAAATATAGCGTAGCAGTTCCGATAGCTGCCGTTATGTTGTCAGAAATAACTGGCGACGACCCTGAGTCGTTGTACAACGAAACGTAAATCCTTCGGTTTAACAGTGCCGACTCACTGTTACTAGGGCAAACCCACCGCCCTAAATAAAGACCGCCCTAGTGGCGGTTTTTTCGTTCTGGTGGGGAAAATTCGTGGAGACGAACTCATGACTGATGCAGCAATAGCTGACGACACTTCTGTGTCATCGGAACCCGAGTCAACCGTTCAAGAGACTCAAGAGCCTTCGGGCGAAACCTCTGAAGCTGTAGAAGCAACAGAGCCATCCGACGCTGATCCCGTCGAATCTGAGGAAGAGGTGCAAAAGAAACGCAACTCATTCCAAGAGCGGATCAACCAAAAAACACGACAAGTCCGAGAGGCAGAGCAACGAGCCAAAGAGGCAGAGCAACGCGCCAATCTGCTTGAGCAGAGGATGAATCAGAACCTCCCGCAAACGGATACATTTCCGCAGCTAGAGGACTTTGATTACGACCAGAATGCTTACCAGCAGGCCGTGGTGCAATACAACGCCGCTTTGAACCAGCGAACTGTTCAGCAGGCAATGACGCAGCAGGAAAGGCTACAAGTCGAACATCTTCGACAACAAGCCAACCAAGCAACTGTCGATGCCTTCAAAGAACGCTCGCAGGCATTTGCGTCTGAGCAGCCAGATTTTATGGCCAAGGTCAGCGCACCTAGTTTTGTCCAGGGTGAAGCCATGCAACAGGCAATCATATTGTCTGAGAATGGCCCAGCACTGGCATACCACCTTGCATCAAACCCACAAAGGGCCGCAGCAATCAATGCGATGGCACCTGGGATGGCAATGATGGAACTAGGCCGGTTATCTCAAGCGCTCACGCCAAACAGACCTGTCACGACATCCAACGCCCCAGCACCCGCGAAACCCGTCAGAGCATCTGGAAAGGTCGAAAAAGACCCCGACAAGATGACTCCAGCCGAGTACGCCAAGTACAGGGGGTACAGAAAATAATCGAGGCAACTCATGGCTAATAGCTTTCTGACACCTAGTGTCATCACAAAAGAAGCTCTCGCTATTCTTCATCAGAAATTGAATTTCGTGAGCAACATCAACACTCAGTACGACGACCAGTATGCAAAGACCGGCGCAAAGATTGGTAACGACCTCAAGGTCCGTTTACCAAACGAGTTCACTATCCGTAGTGGCGCAGCTCTCAGCACTCAGGACATCGATGAGTCTTCTGAAACTTTAACCGTAGACACTCAAAAAGGTGTGGACTTCACGTTCTCATCTGAAGAGTTAACGATGCACATTGACGAGTTCAAGGCACGATACCTTGAGCCTGCAATGTCTGTATTGGCTGCCAACATGGAGTCGGACGCATTGTCTATGTACAAGGACGTTTATAACTTCTACAACGGTGTAGGTTCTGCAAACTCTTTTGCAAACATTACCCAGGCACAGAAGTTATTGACTGACAGCCTTGCGCCTTATGGCGACCGCAGCTACTTGCACAACCCACAGTCTGTTGTAGACATGCTGGCCGATACCAAGGGTCTTTTCCAAGATTCTTCAAGCATCAGCAAGCAGTACAAAGAAGGTCAGTTGGGCAAGATCGCTGGTTTTGAGCACTTTGAGAACACTCTCATGCCTGTTCACACCACTGGTACTGCTGCTGCAACTACTGGCTACTTGGTCAACGGTGCATCACAGACTGGCGCAAGCTTGACTGTAGATGGCGGCACAACGACCTTCCTGAAAGGTGACATCATCACCATCGCAGGCGTTAACCGTGTCCACCCTGAAACTAAGGCAGACACAGGTGTACTTCAGCAGTTTGTTGTAACCAGCGACTCTGGAACATCTGCAACGTCGGTTGCTATCTCTCCCTCAATCACTGCCTCTGGCGGTCGTCAAAATGTTAGCGGATCACCTGCTGACAATGCTGCGATCTCTAAAGTTGGCGGTGGCGCGAGTGCAGACTGGCAAGAAACGTTGGCATTCAGCAAGAACGCATTTGCTTTTGCAACTGCTGACTTGGTATTGCCACAAGGCGTTGACTTTGCGGCCCGTGAAGTTATGGACGGCATCTCAATGCGCGTAATCCGTGACTACACAATCTCTGACGACAAGTACCCATGCAGGATCGATGTCCTCTATGGCTACAAAGCAATCAGACCGCAGCTTGCTGCACGAGTAGGTATTAACTAAGACCGCTCTTGATCGGGGGCTTCGGCCCCCTTTCTCTTTTCTGGAGATGACATGGCAACACCCCAAAACATAATTGACAGGGCCACCTCCCTTATTCGTGTCAGAACCTCTGGGGTGACTTTTTCTACTGACGACGCAAATAAAAACGCAGATGTGTTTGTTGCGTTGCAAAA